ACCAAGCAGCAGAGCAATATTTCGATAATAAAAGGCATTGCGATGCGCGCCAGCGGTTACAATGACTTCAACAAGATACCGAGGGAGCGGCTGCGCAACCTCATAGCGACATTTAACAACAAAGTCAAGGACGCCCGCGCGGTTGATGCACTAACCGATGCGCTGCTCATGCAGCACTATACGGCAGGCGGCGAAATTGACCCCACACTCAACTAATATGCCGATGAGAAAGGACAAAAAAGTGTGCTGCATTTGCGGCAAAGAATTTACAGAGTATGGAAATAGCCCTTACCCCATAAAAGAGGACGGCGAGTGTTACCGGTCATGTAACTGGGGTGTGGTAATTCCTAAACGCATAGAGTTAAGCAAGCAAGCGAGAAAATGAGCAAGGAACTGGAAAGAATTAAAGCCTATGTGCAGGAACAGACGGCCGAAATGAGCGAGAACAGCAAGGTCGAACTATTGGACGCACTGGCATGGTGGGCGAGCGATGCGGCGGGGCATTTGAACTATGACTCGCCGGACGCCGAGGACTACGACAATTAAAAGCTGTGCCGGAGTAAAAGGACAGACCATCCAAGCAGTTAAACACAATTTAATAACCACTTAAACACCCTTAAAAATGAGTGAAACCAAGCAAGTGACCATGACGGCGGCGCAGCTCGCCCAGTGGGAAGCCTTTCAGGCGGAACAGGCAAAAAAAGAAGCCGCCGAGCAGCGCAAGCAGCAGCGCGAGACTTACGCGCAGATGGTCGACGAGGAACTGAACCAGGCGATCCCCGAGCTGGAGAATCTGAGCAAAGACATGAAAACCGTTAAAGACTTCGTCTTCGGCAACTTCGCGGCCATTATAGACATGAAAGGCGAATTATTCGGCACCAAGGACGGCGGCCAGTACAGCCACACATTTACCAACAGCGACAGCAGCCTGCGCCTGACACTGGGAGTTAACACCGTTGACGGGTACCGCGACACGGTGGAAGATGGAATCGCGATGGTGCGCGGCTATATCGAGAGCCTGGCGACGGACGACAAGAGCAAGGCGCTTGTGTCGGCAGTGCTCCGGCTATTGAGCCGCGACGGTCAGGGGAACCTCAAGGCCAGCCGCGTGCTCCAGCTCCGGAAGATGGCCGAGGACAGCGGCGACGAGCAATTCCTGGAGGGCGTGCGCATAATCGAGGAAAGCTACCAGCCGAGCATAACGCGCCGCTATATCCGCGCGCAGCGCAAAGACCCGAAGACCGGGGCGTGGCGCAACATACCGCTGGGGATAACCGACGTTGACCTCCTGCCCGAGAATGAAACCGCCCCGGGCACTGACGCAGAAGCGGAGGGAACCAAGGCAGAGGTGGCCGAATAAAAAAAGACCGCGCCGACGTGCCACCGAAGTAGCTGACGCCAGCGCTGAGCCTGATGTAAAAGGACAGCGCAAAGTTAGTAATAATCGGTGAGAATGGCAAATAAAAAGCGACATAAAAGCACGTTGGCGCGGGCAGAGCAAATAAAAGCACTCACGGCCCTGCACTATGAGGCCGGGAACCAAGCCAAATGCTACAAAGCAGTGTGGCGGCGCTGGATAGAGCCGAAGTTTGGCATTTGTTACCGCACCTATCTGAATTTGCTGGGGCTTGACCCCGAAACAGAGCGCCGCCCAGACAACACCCCGTCGTTATTCGACTAAAGCGCATTTTCGGCTGCGCCTCAGCAAAGCCGGAGCAAGCTCCTCTCTGCATTCGGTTTGCGCGAAAATTCGATGATCTGTAAAAATAACACCCCTGACGGCCACGGAAGCCGCCGGGGGTGTTGTTGTATATGCCGGACTATTTGACGGCCGCAGAGAGGCCCGAAACGCGCGACACGGGGCGTATGGCGGTCGTGTCCTGCGCGGAGGTGCGGAAGCACTCCACGTCCTCTATAATTTCGGCGTGGGCGTGGTTTGTGGCCGAAACAGTGTGCATAAAACCGGCGAAGTTATCGCCGCGCAGCCCCTGTATGGCTGCGTTGATGGCGTCGAGCAGGTCGAAACGTGCGAGAGCTTCGGCCATTGCCGGGTCCTGGGAGCCGTGCAGACCGGCGGTGGCGCGGTTGAGGATATGCAGCCGGACATTGATGTCGGCGCGCCGGGCGGCATTGTTCTGCTGGTGCCAATCGATGGTGTCGAACTCAACAAAGACCGAGGGGAGCGGATAGACCGCGCCGCCGGCGAAGTGGGAGCCGTTGTCGTTCCAGAGGTCCACGTATTCAATGCCCGGGACAGTCAGGAGCTTTTCGGCGATAGCTGTAAAAATCTGTTTTCTCATATTGTTGTTATTGTCTTAAAAAGTCAGTTAATTGGGTGTTGAACTGTTGTAGGCTCCGGTCAATAACCTCCCGGATAATGCGTTGCGTGTCGGGGCCATTGCTGATAAAGCGACGCTCCGGCATAGTTATGACCTTGCCGACTTTCATTAGAGCCATACGCCGCCAGGACTCGTCTTTTGTTTGCATGAACTTAGCCCAAAAGTAGCGTTTCATTTTAGCTGTAACGGTGATTTTTCCGCCCTCATTGTGGAGGGTTGTATAAGGCTCCGAGGAAGTGAAGCGCACCCCGTCGCCGTAGACTTCGCCCTGTGTGGATCGGCGCATAGCACCGGAGACCATGAGCAGAGAGCCTCGGGAGTAGTCATGTGCGCGAGGCTTCCACTTGTCGGAGAAAAAGCCCTTACGTTCAAAGTTGCGGTCGAACTCTTCGGAGAGGTCCACGCGCATGTCGTCGAGGATGTCGGCTTTTAGTTTGTTGGCGTCGAGCATTTAATCGGTGTTTAAGTGTTGTTATATCAGAATGAATTCGTAAATTTGCGGCATTATGGATATACCCTCTAAAGTCATACGGGCAGCGCAGTATCTCGTTGAGATGTACGGCGACCATTTAGAGCACCTCGGAACATACCGGGGGGCAGAGGCTTTTTATTACCGCTTCCCTGATGATGTAACGGCAGGCTTTCCTCCTGTTTACTTGATTAAAGATGACAAATTAAAGGAGGTGGGCGGCTTTGAAGCACTTGAAATAATAGGCTTATTTGTCGAAAATTTCAGCGAAAGCGACGTTAAATAGTTTGTTATCAACTCGCATAATACCGCGGCAGCCGTGCATGGTTGCCGCGCCGTTTTTACTCAAATAGTCCAAGTCGCGCCCGGAGCCGGCGGAGTTGTCAACCTGGGGCTCAATATAGCGCAGAGAGCCGTCGGCAAAGCGTTGCAGGATCGTGGCGTGGCCTCCGCCCCTTTTCCAACCTATCGAAAGCATATAAACGCCGGTCTCCTTGCACGTTTCCTCAAAGAATTTAATATAACGTTTCGGTGTCATGCGCTGGAAATTGTGAGCAGCTAACCAGTCATTCATGCTGGTATGTTTCGCGGGTGTGCCGTCGAGATTGAGCCACTGCTCCCATAATTGGTTGCCTTTGCTTAAATACTCCAGTTTTGTGCCCGGAGTGTTGGACTTAGCGGTAACATTAAAGCCGAGCAGTCGGAGGGCATAAGCCGGGGAACATGTCTGGCAGTTGATACCATAGCCACGCTCCTTGCCGTAATTTGGGTTAGCGTGCTGCTTGTCGGCGTCGTCCACGCTCATAGGTTTACCCTTAGTAATTCCGAGTGCTTTTTCAATCTCCAGACAGTGGGCGGCCACTGTCTTTTTTTCGTCGGCAGTCAGAGCGGCAGGCAGCTCCGCGATGATGTCGGCAATACGTTGCTCGCGTTTTTGTTCCTCACTAAGTTGCTCCACCGCCTTTTTAGCGTCGTCGGGCGCTTTGTAATACGGGTGTTTGGGCGGGAACAGTTGCAGGGACTTGCCGGGGTTGAAGCGGAAAATCTGCTGTTTGGCGGCTTCAGTGCAGTTGTTGCCCCGGAGCATAGACAGATCCGGGTCGCTCTGGGGATATTTGCCCTTGCGGACCTGGACGGCCTGACAGCGACAATTCCAACCGTTCGGCGGCAGATAGAGCGACCAGAACGGGTCGGAGGGGGGCAGCGTGGTATTGTGCAAAATCGCGTGATCCTCACGCACGCGGTCGTCCTGGGCGGTGCGGTATTGCAGGTCGTATCGGTCGCCGTCCTTTTCAATCTGCTGCCAGCGGGCAGCCATTAGCGAGGCTCCGACCGCGTGGTTATATTCTGCATAGAGATAGTTGTGGTTATAACGATTGTTGACAGCTTCCACGTCGCGGCGGAACGTTTCAAAAGGCTTAATGTCGCCTTTGTCGGTAACGAGAGACAGCCCCACCTCGCGGAGCGTGTGGAACGTCTTGAAGCTGGAGAAAATAAAAGCATTGTTTTCGAGGGCATAGCGCACCACTTCCGGGACCTCATGTGGCACGCCGGAGTCGATACCGCGCTTAATCTGGCGGAGCGTTTCGGCAATGAGGCGGCGAGCTTCGGGCGTGTTCAGCTGCGAAGCATCGAAGCCGCCGGCATTGTAGACCATACCGGCAGCGTCAAAAAATGCCGTGTCGTCAAAATCAGGCTTGTCTGTCGCGTCAGCGAGCTCCAGCAAGTCATTTTCATACAACGAGCCGAGAGCGGCGTTAAACGCAAGATATGAGCGACGTAGCCCCACCGAGTCAGCCAGTCGCAGGGCGGGGCTCAGTCGAAAAAACGGTCAGGCTGTGTTTTTGCTTCACGTGGTTTTTCGATTGTTACGCCGTATTTGTCGGTGAAGTATTCGGCGGGAATCTCGTAATACTCCAAGAGCAGTCGTTCAATCTCGCGCTGTTCAGCGGGGGTGTAGCTTGCTGCATTGTTAAACTGGAAGCGCAGACCTTTAACGGGGAAGCCGTGGAGAGCCATGAGAGGGAGCAGTCGGCCATTGACAATGTGAGCGCACATAACGGCATCGCTCTCGGTTGTGCGATCAAAGATTTCGAGGTGTACTACCCCTTGAGCTTTAGAAGAACCGTCGTCGATGGTCATAGTCTGATTTAACACGACCTTTGACAGCTCAGAGTTACAGCGGTCCACGCGGCGGTCATAGACGTTGTAAGCGTCGCCTCGGCTGCTTTCCTTGATTTCTATTTCGGTGCCGTCGCTTGTAACGATGTATTGGGCGGCTCCCATTTTTTCGAGGGCGGCTTCGAGCTTTGCGCGCTCCGCGTCGTCGAGGGTGTTGGCGCGTGCGATACGCATAGGCATACCGAAAATTTCGCCGAACACGTCCCAATAGGCCAGCATATTTTTTTTGCTGATGCAGGAGGGCGCGCACTTCAGGAGCAGGCCGAGGTCGCGAGGTTTGCCCACCTCCACGCACCAGTTGGCAATGTCGCCCTCACGGTAAGGAATCCCCTGACGCCAGTCGCCGCCGGGGTCTTGGACGAGGACACCATATTCCGGCACAACGTGTTTGCGGGGCACCAGCTCCACGCCGTCGAAACGGAGCGGGCCATTGTCGCGCACCACGTCGCCCAACTGAATGAGGGTCGGCCCCCAATAGATGGAGTCGAGGCAGAGGTTAAGGAAGTCGGCGAACC